ATGGGTACAGTACCTGCAAGAGTTGGAGGTAGTATCACCCTTGGCGCACCACTAACCTCGGACGCACAGGGAAGACTTGTAATAGCTGCCGCAGGACAGCCAATTCTTGGACGAGCTTTACAATCTGCGTCCGCAGCTGATGAATACATCGAAATTATGATTACCAGGGAGGGCAAAGCATAATGCCTTACATGAATGTCAGCCAGGCAAAAGTCGTTGACCCTATTCTGACGAAACAAGTACAAATCGGCCCATCACAAAGCGATTTTGTCGGAAATTTAATGTTTCCTCCGGTTCCAGTTGGATTACGCAGCGGGAGAATTATTAAGTTTGGTGATGAAGCGTTCGCACTTATAGATACCCGTCGCGCACCTGGAGCGCGGACAACCCGTCGCGCTGTCACCTATGGAAGCGATCGCTATGAACTTTACCAAGACAAGATAGAGGGTGAACTACCAATTGAGCTTTTGGAGGAAACTAAAAATACTCCGGATTTACCAATAGACTTGCAGTTTATGACGGTTAATCTTGCTAGGCAAACTATTGATCTGCGACTTGAATACGACCAATTAACATTGCTTTCTGACCCCAACGCTTACACTACTGCTTTTAAAGCTGTGCTAAGTGGAACCTCTCAATGGACTAGTGCTTCGTCAAATCCCAAAAGTCAGGTGAATGGTTGGAAAGAATCTATTAGACGAGCAACTGGCAAATATCCAAATCGCGCTGTTATGAGTGCTTCTGTTTTTAATGCTCTAGATGTACACCCAGAGATAAGGGAGCAGTTTAAATACACCAACGACAATTCTCTTACGATTGATATGCTAAAACGCTATTTCAATCTGGAAGAGATAGGGGTTGCAACTTCGTTGGTCTTAGACCCTACCACTGGTCAAAAAGCTGATATTTTACAAAATCAGTTTATCTTGGGATACGTTAATCCTGAGCCGAAGCCCAACATAGTTACTCCCAGCTTTGGATATACTTACACGCTCAAAGGCTTCCCAATAGCCCTACCTCCTTATTATGGAGAAAATGAGGAAACTTGGTATTTCCCAGTCAAAGCCGAGCGTGACCCAGTAATAACGTTTGCTGGGGCTGGATTCCTTGCTCAAAATGTTGTTTAGATATAGGTATAAAAATGGCTGAAAATAAAAGTAATGAAACTTCCGTAAAAGAAGAAAATAACAAGAAAGATATCTTTGAATTCACTGTTATTGAAACTGTTATTCACGACGGAAAAGAATATTTATTAGGTAACAAAATTCCTCTTACCAAGGAGCAAGCAGAACCTCTACTAAATATTGGTGCTATCAAGTGAGTTATGTCCTGCAAGCAGAATTCTCTCAGCGCGTGGGAACCCAAGAAACAGTGGAACTTACAAATCTTGACAACCCTGCTGCAACTACGGTTGATTCAAGTCGTCTGGAAGCCGCCTTGACAGACTCCTCATCGGAAATTAATGGTTATCTTGCTAGCCGTTATGAGGTTCCCTTGGTTCAAGTTCCTGGATTTATAAAGATTTATTGCATTGATATTGCTAAATACCGATTGGCTGAAAATAACCCACCAGAGGGATTCAAGAACAAATACGAAAGCGCGATCGCTCGTCTCAAGGATATTGAGAAAGGACAAATGTTGTTAGTTGGCGATGATGGTATGGCTATTCCTAAAAGGAAGGCAGAAAATCAATTGATTGATTCAAGAGGTAATCTTTTAGACGATTTTACAGCCTCTTATCAGCCCGGTGGTGAACAAGTATTTACTGAATCATCGTTAAGTCTTTACTGAAATTATGATTACTTTAATCAAACAAGCTATTCTTGAACGCTTACAACCCTTAAGTAGCAAAGTAAGAGTTATAACTGATGATACTGAAGGAGAGGCTGGTAGTGCATCACAGGTAAAAAGTGATTACATCCTGAGAGTTGGCTACTCTGGTAGTACTTTTGAACCCCCAGAAAATAAAGAAAAAGTAGAACTGCAAAACTGCGATCGCTCTTTCCAGGTATCAATTGAGATACGAGATTTCCGTAGTGAAGATAAAGCGGTTGACCTCTTGGAAGAAGTTGAGAACCTACTTTTAGGCTTTTGTCCCTGCGTTGGGGGTGTGATTGGTGATTTTTATTTACAAAGCGATCGCTTTCAACAAAACCGTGATGGTATTTATTACTACGTTGTTAATTTTACTGTTCCTTGTGTGGTGCTTAAATAATGTCTGATGCTAAATATGGACTGCGAACTGTGTCACGGGCGGGAATTTTCCGCCAGGTTTACATCCCTAGTACAACCCCAGGAGACCCGCCTACTCTTGCTCTAATTCCTATCCCCGTAGTTGTTGCACCTACGACAATCGCAATTTCTCCTAACGAAGATGTGTTAGACCTCCCCGGCGTAAGCTGCAAAGGTGAAGAGGTAATTGAGATGTCCGTCACGAAAGGGTTTAAGCCTGAGTTGACGATGGAATTCTCTGTTGGCGCTCCAGAGATGGATTCATTAATCCACGGGAGAGTCATGGCTTCCCAAGCCAACGTCAAAGGTTTTGTATTCTTTGAAACAGTAGCCAATACAACTACTGTGGCTGGTAGAAGTCAGGGAGAGATTGGATATGAAGTAACAGCACAAACAAACGCTTCCGCAGCGCAAATTTACTATGTAGACCCTTCTACAAAGCTTGCAAAGAAGATTGATGTTGTCGCGTCCAGTCCTGCTGACGACCAGCTTGCGATTGGGCAACACCTGGCTGTGACTTTTAGCCCAGAACTTGCTGAAACTGGAGCAACAGTACGTGGGTGGGTGCCATGTACATTCAGCAAAGCAACAATTATTACCTCTGAGTCTCTAGGGTTGATTACCGTTTACGGGATGGGGGTAGATTTTGATGGACGCTTTGCTGGATTAATTGTCCGGAACTGCTCCCGACTTCCCGGTGGACAAATTTCTTCTGACCCTAAAAAACAGGTAAAACTAAGAATACTTCCAGACCCCAATGATGGTAACGGACTAGGGTACATTCTCCAATACACAGACCAGAGGTTAGTTTGCTAAACTTTTGGCGATTAGATACTGCGGATGATTTCTTCTTAGTAGAAGTGCCTACCTTTGTTGAGGCTGCAAAAGTACGGGCATATCATTTGGAATTACTGGTAAGAGTAAGAACTTTGCAGTACTCTTGTCTACCGGAGTCTGACGCTGTACTGTTTGCGAATTTTCAGCAATATTACAGGAAAATAGCAAGTTTTCTAAATCCTGTAATCGATGTATCAACCTTAAAACCGCTTAGTCGCCATCAATTTTTCATAGCAGCTGAGTCCAGGGGTGAGAACTGGATCTCAGGATTGGAACTTTTGATGGGTTATGACTACCACATAGAAAGCGTAAATAAAAAGCTTTGTGTCACTAGTGGGATAGTAGAAATTGATACTCTAGCTGAGTTGTTATTGCTACCTTGTGCTTCGCAGGTAAAGTGGTTAGTTGACAGCTTTTCGCCTCAATATTTATCAGCATTAGCTAAGCAAATATCTGATAGATTGCGCGGACAAGAAGCACTTGATGAACTACAGCGAGAAAAGGACTTGGAAGCTTTTAATAATACAGGGGCACAAGAATTAGAGCAAACTGGATTTATTTTTCCGGAGGTTTTATGAGTGATATTAATTTAAGGACAAAACTAGTTGGGGGGATTGACGAAAACGGAAATATTGTCCCATTATCGGTTTCCGAAGAGGGACACCTCAATACAACAGGTGGAGGTGGTGGCGGAAGTGGAGGGGGTGATGCAACTGCCTCCAATCAAGTTGACCAGCTGGAAATTTTAGAAAATTTATCCGCAGAATTAACGAGTTTAAAAAGCAATTTATTTAGCACTACCACTGCTATCGGCTCTATTACTACTAGTGTAGGAGCCACAGGAGAAGCTCAACCGACAAACGATACTGAGATATATACGCTATTCCAAGCTCTTGTAAGGATAATTCAAAAAATGCCAACGCTTGAGGGCGATCGCGTAAAAGTAGAATTGGATTCAGGTATTGCTGAAACCCTGGGGGAGCCACCTCCAACCCCACAAGAATCGATAATTTCTGAAGTCAGAAATATTCGGAGTGCCTTAACTTACGATGGTGGACTTCCTGTTAACATCATTAATAAGCCAAATGATGAATTTAGTGTGCTTGGCAGAATTGAAGATAAGATAGGATATTCATCTGATAATGAAGCCAATTATATTTATGACGAAATAACGCCTACATATCAGCTTCCATCCTTGTTTGGTTTCTTAAAAAGAAGCCTAAGATTTTTTGAAGAAGTGAAGGAGAAGCTATTTAATTTAGATAATAAAATTCCTCGTGATTCTTTCCCAATATCCGGAGGGCTTAATTCTGTCGATGATGAGCTTATTATTCCTGATTCAGGATTTTATAATGCTGATATTTCTTCATACACATATTTAGTACTTGAAGTTAGCGGAGATTTTCTTGCTGAATTATGTGTGTCTTTTCAAGTTGGGTCAGAATGGCAAGAAACATCTTTGATGGTGTATAATATTGCACCTGGTAGTGTTGTTGATAGCATATCATCTCCTGGAATATATTTCACTCCTTTACCTTCCGATAAAGTGAGATTAAAATTAGGATCGCATACAATTGGTAATGTAAACTTTAATCTCTTTTTTAAAAAGAGATTATCCAGTCTGAATGATTTCGTATTATCAAATGTAATATTTTATGCATTAAATAGTATTGAAAGTAAAACGGTAAATTATCAGTATACGCCAATTATACAAACAATACAAACTGGAGCAATTAATACTAGGTCTTCCTTAGTTATAGGTGGTGCAAGAAGATTGTCTTTCAAATCACTTACACCTAGTGCTAACTTAAAATACAGGTATAATAATAGTGATTTAAGCACTAACTTTTATACAGTTAACTCTGGGGTAGAAGAAACTGAAGATTTTGGAGATAGTCGAATTAGTGCTACATTGCATTTTAGCAGTGACGTACCTAATACTCTAGTAGCTTTCAAATATTGGAATTGATAAATGCCACAAAAATACATAAATAGTTCTAAAACGATACGTGAAGCATTAACAATTACTGGTACAAATAATTTACCCTTGCTATCTCACAAGCCTATATCTAATACAGATATATCTTTAATAGTTAATAATTTAGTCTATAATTCTTTTCCCCCATTACCCAGTTTTTCTGTAACTGAGAAACAAATTAATTGGAATACTGCAAACTCTGGTTTTTCGCTTGAATCAACAGATAACGTGATTGCGGTGTATACTACTTATGAATAAAACTCATAGTAAGCAATTAGATATATTCATACCTCGATATTCTGAATATAAAATCCCCGGAACTTACAATCTTTTAATTCCAGCCGGAGCAACCATTTGCAAGATAGTTTGTGTTGGTGGTGGTGGTGGGGGTGGAGGACGTTTAGGCGGAATCTCCACTAATAGATTTGGTGGAGCGGGTGGCAATGGGGGAAACTACTCGGAAATTGAAATAATTCTTAGCCCCATACAACAAGATACTCTTGTAATAACTGTTGGCACTGGGGGCAACGGAGGCTTCTTTAGAACAACCAATGACACTAACGGAAACTCTGGAATTAGTGGCACTTTTAGTAGTGTTGCGACCATTGCTGGTAACAATCTACTTTACTCTAGTGGAGGAAGTGGAGGTGGTGGTGGAACGGGTAGTGGAGGATCTGGTGGTGCCCCATCTGGCACAGGAGTGTATTTGGGAGGTGCTGGCGGATCGAGCAGCGTAACTAATGCCCCAAACGCACCAAGTAGATCGATGGCAGGTGGTGGTGGCGGTGGCGGTGGAGGAATCGATACTAGTAATAATGCTCGTGCAGGTGGTGGTGGTGGACTTGGTGGTGAAAATATCAGAACTGCAAGTCTACTAAATACTGCCGGGGGAGCGGTAGGAGCTAGCGGCAGCAATGCTGTACTTTTGATACCTTCACTAATCTGTCCTGGTAATGGAGGAGGAGGAGGGGGAGCTAATCGGGGTGATGGTGGTAATGGTATTTATGGAGGAGGAGGAGGAGGGGGAGGGGGAGCCACAAATGGTGTTGCTGGTAGCAATGGTGGCAAGGGTGGTGACGGTTATGTTGTACTAATGTTTAGGTGATGAACGGAGACCCACATGAATTGGCAATACAAAGAAGATAAATCCTTGGAATTAAACTTAACTCCTTGGGGGGCTAGAATTTCCGTTAATGCCGAAGATAAAGCAGTATGGGATACGGCGATTTGCACAATCAATCCAGAAGGGGAGTTTACGTTCTATGATGGTCGTCAGTTTCATGCCTTAGCTGACGCGATCGCCTGGTCTGAAGATTTCGTGTTTAGATTAAAGGCGGATTTGGTATAAATGATTCCTAGATACGCCGGTATCGGATTAATTTGTCCAGCATTCACGGTAGACGTGTTGCCGGGGGGGCAACTTAGCGCAGGTGAACTGTACTTTTCATTTCAGCTGCAAAACCGCGCTGGTTTTAACCTGCCTTCGGTGAGTAACAAAATTACCATCACCACAAACAGTAAAATCCGTATTAAAATACCAGTCTCTGTTGCCAAGCCTGGGTGGGATATTCATTATTTTCTCATCAGCTGCGGCCCGTCCGCAGATGCAAGTGGTCATATTCAAATTGCCCGTATACCAGGATTCCAGTTTGGGTTAGGGATTGAGCCGCAGTCCGTGCGATCGCCTTTACCCCAAACCATTGAATTATCCAAGCCAGACCACGTAGCTCTGGCTCCTTCTGTGGGAACTCTTAACGACTTGCCCACTGGGACTAATCGACTGGATGGACAGGTGCGATGGGTGACTAACGAGGCGAAATGGCTAGAATATCGTGCTGACTCCAAATTGCCCACAAGTGTAGATGTGATTGCAGCGGACATTGGGCAATGGGTGCGGATAGGTAGCGCCAGTACTTATGTATCAGACACGGAAACAGGTGTAGGATGCGATCGCGCAATCACTGAAATTAATCCCTTAACCACAATCCCCACCCCTCCCTACCCTGGTGAATCTGGGAGTAAACATCTACCTTCTTGGGAAGCACAGTATTGGTTATTCAATGATGATGAATACGTCCTACCTGCGGGTACAGAGTTTGGGATTGAGCTTGAATATAATAACAAGCGCAGTCCTGATTTATTGTCTGGGCTGTTTATGGTCAAGTTTTCTGGGTTTGTGGGATTAGATGGAAGTATCCGTACGGCTGATACCGAAGGAAGAAACTTCCCTAACCTTGGGGCGTTTTTCCCGTGGACACCCAAGCTAACTACACCATTTGTGACAGCTGATGACTTGCAGCCGGGAGAAGCGATCGCACTTGCGGTCAAGCCTTTTTTCTCAGTTGCAGAACTGAATAATCAGTTAACTCCCAAGTCAGTTATTGGGGTGCTTCCAGCAATCAGAACCCAATCGGGTGATTACAATCCTCTAGGAAAACTATTACCCAATGGTGCAGTTTTCGCTATAGGTGATAAATATAGAGTTGTTCCAGGATCTGGATTATCTGTTGACATTCTTTCTGGAACTGCTTTGGTTGGAGGGTATGATTTTCCCCAAAAACCTAGAAGGAATATCCCTGGAATACAGCCAAATTTGGCAGGACAAAAGATTATCATCAACGGTAATGGGGGAGTTCTGCTAGCAGAACCTACCTATACACCTACCGACGCTGAAGCTATTAGGGCTATAGTTAGTACCGTCGCGGGAGAGAGTGCAACTTCGGAGTGGAGTGAAGAGATTGCGATAACGTCTGGCGGTATCCGACTAACTCTAAATTATCCCTCCGCTATCCGAGCAAACTACCCTGATGTGATAGCAGGGAACAACAAGGGAGCTTTTAATGCTCAGATTGTAAAGATATATGTGCAGAAGCGGGATACTGGGGAAATACGGTCTTTTTCTGGATTTGGGGTAGTGGTTGGGTCATCCCAAATCATTGAGATTGAAAACTGGACGAGTGGTGCGGTTGCGACACTTCCCACACCCGCTGCGGATTTTTCACTGCATGCACCTGGAGTGGTAACTATCCAATCTGGTGATGGTAGTTTTCCTGCTGGGAACTATCGTGCTAGCTATAGCTTTGTTTATGATGGTGGACAGATTACAAGTATCTCGCACAGTTCTCCACCTTGTATTACTGAGTGGGATGGAGATTTTCAGCCAGCTTCTCTTCAAGTCGGAACCGTTAGTTTATTGCAGCCAGGGAGCCAACCAACGATTACTAATTCTGGTACTGGGAATAATGCAGTCCTAAACTTTGGCATCCCCAAAGGTGATAGGGGAGAGAAAGGAGATACCGGAGAAACTGGACAGAAAGGAGATACCGGAGATAGGGGAGAAGGTTTTAGGTTTAGGGGCAACTTTAGCTCCGAATATAGCTATGAGAGAAACGATGTTGTTTCATCTAATGGGAGAGCCTGGATATACGATGCATATGCCCCAAGCGAGCAAGGTGCCGACCCTCCAGGACAAGACAATAGATGGATTATTTTTGCTGAAAAAGGGCAGGAGGGACAGCAAGGGGTACGCGGTAGAAGCATTACCTGGCGAGGGGCTTGGAATGATGAGTTGCCTTACAACGAAGGAGATTTAGTACAGACCAGCGACAAGAAAATTTGGGTTTGTAAAACTTTAATACAGAGTGCTGAGTTGTATCAGTATCCAGGAAGTTGGCCGCCAAGCTATTATTCTGATGAAGATGCACAGGCTACTAAACTAATTAAGTTTAGTGAGACGGCGTATAATCTTCCCATAAACTACTTTATAGACAAAGCAAATACTTATTACGGTGATTCGGAGGTGAATTTAAGACTTAGAAATGGAGACCCATTTGAAACTAACAATTCTCAAACAATTACAACTATAGAAGCTCGTTTGTACAATTACGTTACAATTACGCCTACTCTAAATACGAATTACCTCGTGATTGACTCAGGTAGTGATAATGTTTTTTTTAAACCTAAGGGCGCTACTTTGGTGATGGTAAATGCCGAATAATCTACCAGGTACAACTTCCCCAGCAGAGTGGGAACTGTTACTAGAACAACCGTTTAGATACCGCAGCGGCTGGCAAGCATCTAATAATTACAGCATCAACGATATTGTGTTTTACGACGGCAGCACGTGGATAGCGATCGCGCCTTCGATTAATATAATTCCAGAGGTCGGGAATCAATGGGATATATTCGCGGTCAAGGGAACAAAGGGTGATAAAGGTGATGTTGGTTCAACCCCAATTATTACCATTGGGACGGTTACTTCATCTCCTACGCCAACTGTTACCTCCGAACCCACATCTAACGGGATTGAGTTAAGTTTCGGGATACCACGCGGGGAAAAAGGAGATATTGGGGAGCCAGGATTCTCGCCAAATAGAGTTAGTTTAAATTTCACAACTCCCCAAATCAATCCGGGGGATACTGCGACTTTATCAATCAATATTGCCAAGAATGCACAATTACTTTACTTAGCGACTAACTATGCAAGCAGGGTAAGGATTTATCAGACTTCCGCAAGTGCTACTGATGATATTAATAGAATCCCTGGTATTGTGCCACTTCCTGAGATACTTATTTTTTCGGAAGTCATTACAATTCCAAGCAAGCTTTCTTGGGGACTATACAAACCAACATTTGTTTTTCAAGAATTGGGGATAAGCTATCCTATGTTGGTTACAAATAATGATTCTTCACCTAGAATAATAGAAGTTTCTATTGATGCCTTTATATTAATTGAATAATGCCAGCAGCAACTCGTACTGAATCTTCTCTAACAACACTTCCAATCACAGTAACCAGCTTTTTTACTGCATTAAGAACAGCACTAACGAACGCAGGATTCCCTAATACTGTAATTACTAATCAAACTAGTGCTGGCTATATTGTTTATGAAATCACCCTAGCATCCGGATTTACCAAAGGGAGACTTTATATCAAAATTTCTGCCAGTATTTCTGGCGATGATTTAACAGTAAAAAGTTCTTGCTTGGATAGCTGGAATACTGCTCTCAACACCGGAACAAATGAAAGCACAGAAGCGACTTTTTCCACTGCAATCAAAACAAATACTCCGATTTATTTTTCGGCATTTAGTCACCCTGAAGCTAGGTTAGTTTGCATCCACCAAGCTGCACCTTTATTAGCTGTTATTGGATATGTACGGCCAGCAACGAAATATAGTTGGTGGAATGAAAATAATTTTGTTTTCGGATTCATACCAAAATCGGAATTACTCCAAGAATTTTATAACCCATCAACCGCTGGGAATCCTTACAATAATGGTTCCGCACTTCAGTTACTAAACCCAAACCTTAAAGACCCCAATCCTATATCAGGAAGACGAGACGTTAAACCAGCGCCCGACTTATTGAGTTTTGAGGGAATGGGAGTAGCAGGAACTTTTAGTGCGGATATTTTGGTCGCTGCAACGAATACTATTGCAAAATTTGATTTAATTTACATATCCGCCACTGAGATATACACTGCCCTCCATCCAAGTCCTAATTCCGGTTTTTGTATCAGAACAACCTAATGGCTACTTTACAATCATTTAAAGCGAATACTGCACCAGTTGCTAAAAACAGCATTATTGCTCTTGTTGCTTTTAAGCTAGAAACTAACTTAATTGCTATAAATAGCAGCATAGGAAGACAGTCTGGATTAACTCAAACCAATCCAATCGCAATACCTGCAACCCTGCTTCGACAATGGCATTACGCTGCACCACCACCGCAGGTTGTTGAAGGGGGGACAAATACTTTAGCAACGGTTGGACAGGTATTACCTAGATGATGAGAGAGCAAGAGTTATATAAAATTTGGAAAGATAATGTAAATAATATCATTATTGCTACCTCAAATGGCGGTAACGCACAGCAAAAAATATGGTTTACCGCTAATAATCAAAACCAACAGGCAATATGTGCCCAAAGTATTCCTAAAGGAAACTGCTTAGCAATTCAAACATCGGATGGTCGTTGGTGGCTGTTTTCGATTGCTGAATCTAAGCCAGTTACAGAATTCTCACGACAAATTGAATATAAAAGAACTTACTTACCAAAGCCATCATTAAGTCCTTCGGTTAAGGGATCATTTGGATACATAGAACAAGAACAGCAAAACTCTAGGGAAGGGAAAGTATATTCATATTTAACTAATTATTACTCAAAACCCAAGTTATTATACCGCTCTGGTGTATATGAACTAAATTATGGTATTGAACCTATCTTGAGCTACGTTTTAAATCTTGGCAAAAAACATACTTGCAATTTTACTTATCAGGGTTATGAAGGGATATTCCCAAATGGGAAGCTTAAAGAAATTTTTGTTTACATAGATACTGAAAATAGTATAAAGATATACGAGACAGACTTTTTTCCAGGACGTGAATATATTGGCAATAATACCTGGGTATTATACCATCCGCTTTCTATTGATTTTGGTATAAGATTTATAAATAAAGGAGAAAAAATATTTGATTGCAAAATTGAGAGAGAATACAATAGTGCTGCCAACAAATCAACATTTAGCAGCTTTCTATATTTACCGCATGGTGAAGGTGTTTTTTATGCCAGTATTTTGACTAATTTTATTAGTAATGATACTACTTATTTCAAAGACGAATATAATCTAGCTATTCCCTTCAATGGTAATTATTTTGTTACGTATACAGAAGAAGAGTTAAATATTTCTGAGTCTTTACTTATTTTTTGGCAGCCTGGAACATACATAACTCAACATCTACAACGTAAGCGACTTGTTCTAATTGATGATTACGGGATAAGAGGATATAGGCATAAAAGGTATAAAATCTCAAAAGAATTTACCTATTACCATAAGCAAGGGAAAATTAAACTTAAAAATTCAGATGATTATATTGAAATTGTAGTAGCGGAGCCGTATGCTGACTACTTGCCAAAACTAATTAATGAACCATCTAGTATTACTAGCATTAATTTAATTGAAGACACAAAACGGCTTTCCCGTTATGGTATCAGTATAAAGCATCTTACTTATATTTTTGAAAAAAACTATGCTGGCACAAAAATAATTTATGCTGAGCGCATTGATAGAGATTATTATTTGGTAGCTACAGGTGTCATCACTAGTATGAATATTACTTATTCTAATAAAGAATATATTTGTGAAACAATACTTGAAGTACAGGATATAAAAAAAGCTTACTTTTGCTCCTACGCCAGAAGAATTGTTTCTCAGGAGGGAAATTTATATGAATATTTATTTCCTGGATTCCTTGATTATAACGTTTATCAAATAGGAATATCAGTTATAGATAAAAGAACTCTTGATTTTTTGTGGACACCGAGTCTATTAGAATTAAAATATTTTCATGAATTTAATAATTTGGGTCCTTATTTGTTCTATACCACATCTATGCTAAGAGATAATTCAATAGATAATATTATATATAGAACAATACCTTCAGAAATAAAGAACGACTTATTTTTTATAGAAGGCTGGAAGATAACAGATAGTGGCAAAACTATCTATTTAGGTATTATTGATAAAGTCAAAGCTTTTAAACACGAGTATAATCCCTCCGTTTACCCAAGTTTTAGTTATCATCCTAAATGACCGGGCGCAGAGACAGACTACTTCGGTAGCATCTGTCAACGAAGCGTCAACAATCCCCTCGCCTTCAGGAAGGTGAGTATGTCAATATCTACCATAAGTAATTTGTTTAACACTTGTAGTCATGCTTAGCTTTTTTTCAATCTTTAGTTTTACTGTTTGTCCTCTAAGCTTTATCTCAATACTTTCCCCGCTCTTCTTGATACTGGGGAAAAGCTTTCGCCACGGTTCAGTTGTTCGTGCCAATGTATACATTATTACAAGAATAGCTTATATTTTCTTACTGTATATACAAGTTTGTCAATCGTTATGCAGTATTTATTTAAAAATCTTTTTAAATGCATATATCTTACTTTTAACATTTTACTAACATATCTTATAACTTCACTCTCACTGTTCTGACGTTCGGTCTTTACTAAATCTCTTAAATTTAAATAATTTATAATCGTTATTACAAATCTTACTTTCAGATTTAACAAACTTGCGATTTCTACGTAAGTATATTTGCACTTATTCTTCATTACAAATTTATGAATAACTTGAACGTGTTGGGGTAGAACTGGTTGTCTTTTTTTATTAAGTATAGCTACCAGGTCAAATCTATTTCTGCATCCTAGTTTCTTGTATAAAGTACAAAGTTTATACTCAATATTCCTATGTCTTACTCCAAGGAATTTAGCTATATCTTTATTAGAATAGCCTAGATAGATTAAGCGACATAGCTCGATTTCTTTGTCTTTTAAGCCATAGTACACTTTTAAATAACTAAGGGTTTCTTCTACTTTGCAATTCAGCCCAAGGAAGGACATATCCTAATTTCCTATCTACAACATTTATTATAGTAATATTTGGTATTGGTGATTTCGGCTGTGTTGGTGACTTCGGCTGTGTTGGGTCAACTACACGATTCCATGTTAGTGGAGGGAGTGTCCAGCGCCCAAGAGTAAGGGTGGTAATTCCCGTGATTTTTGGTTGTTCATCAACCACACCTAACAAATTTAAGGTGTGCTGTACCCCTAATACCACCCGCTGGCGAAATTCACCGTTGCAAAAGTAATTAAAGCGATCGCCTTCTTGAATACTCAAATTAATTGGTATCTGAAAATTCTCGGAGAAGCCATTACGCCAATTTTCAACAGCTAGTTTAGTACGTAATCCATTTAAAGCTTGCTGCCAAGTTTTGGCACTTGGGAAACTTTCGCTTCCTGCTGGTGGATCGGAAGCTCTATATCCTTCCGTTTGCACAAAGTACCGATATCTGACAGGTTCGGCTTGAAGTCTTTTTGAAGCTTCTTGCTCTTTCTGTTGATCTACCTTTTCATACACAACTGAGCGCCTGGTTGCGATTGGTGGATTACCAGTTCCCTCTTCCACACTGGTTTCCATCAAACTCTGTCCAATCGCTTGTCCCTCCGCTTTAAATTTTTTTATGTATTTTATGAACTTTTGCGGAGTAATTTCCTCACCTTGTAGAGTTCCTTCAGGGGTAATAATTAGTTTGTAAGTTGCTTTGATGATTGTAATTACAGTTTCAAATCCTGATTCCTCCCCAACTATAAGTGGGGGCATTTTTTTATCTGCTTCACTTATCCCAACATTTTCAGGATTTGGTCGTGAAGCGTAAGCTATAGACTCGCTACGCTCCCAACTAACGTAATATGGAGGCACATAATTAGGGTTAATTAATGGCTCCATCCTAGATGTGCCATCGCGGTTGCATACTTTATAAAGTTCAAACAAACCTTCAGTGTCGTTAGCACTGTCGAGTAAGGTCAGTTCGTAACTTGTTTCTTTTCTAACTGGAATTTTTATAAAATCGTAAATACCAAATTCTGGATCGTCTGACTCCAAAGTCAAAGTTTCTGGCTTGTCTTGACTTTCTTGTTTAAAGCGTACAAGTTTAAATCCGTTTTCTTTTATCCGAATTAAGTAACCTGTATTTTTATCATAAACATAATCTATTTTAACACGCTCGATGCACTGCCATGTGCCTAGCCCCCCTCGTAAGGATTTGCTACCAGCATCATAAATTTGAATAGCGGTAAAAGCAAAGCCCCAAATCTCGTTTACAACTTCAATCTCCGAGCCATCTTCGGTTATCACAAAACTCCGGGATTTGGTTTGTCCACCAAGGTCAAAACAGAGGGACATTGTTTTGACTGAATCCACGCCATTCAAGGGTTTATGTGCATTTAAGTCGCCATCAGTCCGTTTTTCTCGTTTAGTTTCTTTCCGCTTATAGTAAGGTTTGCTTGGCCCTTGAGTACGCTCCTGTTGTGTATCGTTTTCAGGTTCAGAAAACTCACCCGTTACCTCAGTATTAGGATATTCAAAAGCCAGCGCTGTGGGTAGCTCGTTTCGTAATGTTGGTATTGGTGCTGGTATTACTTCACTTGGAAAATTTACCAAATCCGGTTCTGGTGGGTTAACATCAGCAATACTAATAATTCTTCGCTTACTACTCTTACTAATTGCCTCATAACTACTATCTATTTCCCCCAGAATATCAGCTTCGTTGTAATTCCAAACTCGTGTCCCGGAAATGGGTCGCACTTCTACAGCTGCGGAGTTACTCCAAAATACAAATCCACCAGCAATCCTGGATCGCTCTTCCAACAAAGAAGTAGGATCTACTGTTGCATCACGTGGGGTGTCGAAGGGGACGTTAATCTCTGCTAATCTTAGTCCGGAATAAGGAATACCAGCTTTACCAAGCAGCGCGGGAACTGTAGTAGTACGTTGCTGATTGCTGGTGGTGTTTTGTTGTGGAGATACGCAGTCAGGGTCAAGAAAAGGCTGGTTCTCGGGCGATCGCAGCACGCCATCCGAACGTAGAAAAACCGGATTTTGCCGATTTTCCCACCACGAGCCTAAACTTACGCTGACTTGGCACAGTTCTTGATTATACACACTCCGAGGCATTTCTTTAATGCTTACGGAATTTATCCGCAGTGGGATTCCATACAGTTCAATTTCCGCACCTGGAAAAAGTAATGCTTGGATTATAGATTTTGACCTCGCTATCTCAAACTCAAAAGAGCCAGAGGGTTGTTGCTCAAACTGGCGGTTAAGCTGTATCTGTCCAGTTAAAGGTAGGTTTGTAAATAGCTGTGGGTAAGGAGGGGGTACTCTTTGAGGTATTACAGGTATCTCTTGTACCGTCGTTAGTACTTGTAAAGATTTTGGTTTACCCCCAAACACCTGAAGAGTGTTGGTATAAGGATTATACAGGTACTCACCTGGTTGTGGTGATTCTGGATTAAGTGCTGGAGTTACACCAATTACCGAGGTTACGGTTGTCCCAGGTGGTAACGTTACGGGTTCTAGTAAATCATCATCAATAATTATTACTTCCGCTTCACCATAGTCTATGGCTACCAGTGGTGCGTAGGTGTTATCGCTCAACATAACTTCAGCCGCATGGCTTAAATATTTAAGAGGAGTATTTTTTAGAGTTGGAGAATCAATAAAAATCATTAATTAAAAATTAAATATTACCGTGTATCACCAGACACAAAATATATTGGTTAAGCCTGATTGCTATTGTTTGGGTGTAGGTGCTTGTCTGTGCCGTACTTACGGCACCTTCATAGAAAAAATCGCGTTTTGCGGACGCGATGGTTGAGGTTCTAAAAGCAATGAAAGTCTAATTTAACATACGTATTTACTCATGGGTTGTACCGCTCGATTGGGAGCGGTTTTTTGTTTAGGATTCAAGTGGGTCGAGGCGACCGATACCAAGCTCTAGCAACTTCTTCTTCGTATCTTCTCTACTATGTCCACAATAGTGATACTTCTTATCTCTAAGATTTGCTAAGTAGTAACCTGATGCTCCACCACAAATACGGAATAGTTCAATAACTACTTGCTGCTCAGTGATGCCATAAAGGGTAGCAATATCTTCGTGGTTAATTACACGCTTACTCGCTTGATAAAAAATCTCAGCATTTTTGATGAACCAGCGTCCCGCCCTACATTCAAAAATACGCAAGTAACTTGGGTAGATGATAGTATCATTCATAGTTTAAAATATTGATAACAAGGAAAGCCCCTGTTGGGGTAGGGGCTTTAACTATTAAGAATTAGCTTTGAGATTCCTCTGAGTCGTCTTTCAACTCATAGGGCGTCTCAAACACGATTTCCCGTTCGCCAGTACCAAGGTTTTCCTTTAGCCAGGCTTGGTCTTCGGTTAACGGGTTTTCGTTTGGGATCTTCTCATAAACATCAATGTCATCAGCTTTGACATCTTGCTTTTGTCCGTTCCCATCATAAAACCTCATGGTATGCGGGAAACTCAGTTTTTCAAAACTGAGAGGAAAGCGACCCAT